CGCTCGTGTTTGCTATACTTAAAGTACAATCAATTAAACGAAAGGACTACCAAAAATGTACCAAGCAACCTACTTTATCAAAACCGACCACGACACAATAGCTTTCAACAACCCTGATGATGTAGCCGGGCTTCTAATCATGATGGCTAACACGGCCGACTTCATGCTCGAGCATAACCAAGTGATCACCATCGAGCTTAGAAAGACAACCATCGATGGGCGTACCGTTCTGGCCGCTGAGGAGCTTGACGATATACTTCGCAACAAGCTTTATGGCTACAGCATTCACTTCACCGCAGTCGACTTCAGCACTGCAACCACCACGCTGAGCGATGCCCGATGTGCCGACTTATAGTCGGCCATCGGCCTCCCTCGATAATCAAATTAAACGAAAGGAATCACCATGAAATTACCAAAAATAACCAAGCGTAGCATTGTCATCGCTTCTGCCATAGTCGCCGTGACATTTTCTGGTGGCGTGGCTGTTTTTGCGTTCAGTCAAGCTCCTGAGCAGCCTCGCGCTGTCACGGAATCAAAGCCAAAGGCTGAAGAAGTGAAAAAGGAGGAAAAGTCGGACACGTCCGACCAGACACCCTCAGAGGTGCAAACAACCGGACAGACTGACCAGTCTGCTGCTATTCCTGCTGGCAATCGTCCAGGTGTGCATAGCGGTCGAGGTGCTGAAACGCGACGACCGGTAGCTCAGCCGCAGCCGGCTTCTCCCGCTCCTGCCCCTGCCCCAGCACCGTCGCCAGCTCCCGCTCCGCAGCAGGGCGCGCACATTCCATTCACCAATAAGCCGGTAACGCCTGGCGATCCAGAATCTTATGTCGGTACAGTCGGCCAGTGTCCGTTTTATGAGATGGCCGGCGAAAAAGGCTGCGTTCCGCCTGCTGGTTACACTTGCAATTCTGACTGGACTCATTGTACAATTGAAAAGTCAAACTAAACGGAGAACTGCCAATGCAAGACAAACCGAACCCAATGCAGCCGCGCAACCGCGCCGAGCGTCGCCGGCTCGCAAAAGCCTATAAGGGCTTCAAGCCAAAATCTCGCATGGTTTGGCGCACTATGAATAAGCACATGAAAGAGGCACAGCTTCGCCGCGAGGCTGAAAAGCAGGAGGCCAAAAATGGCGCTTGAAACCATCGACCAAGCGCTTGCCCGGCGAGAGCAGCCGAAGCAGGAGAACGTTATTGAAATCCCGGCCGATGATGAGCCTGCGGAGGTCAACGTCCAGCCAAAATCTCGCGAGGAGTTTCTCAACGCTATTTATCTGGCTCATTCAAACATTTTGCGAGCTAAGCTCAAACTTCGCACCGCGAAAGAAAACCGCGAGGATCTAGTGGGTGATCTCGAGGAGAAACAAGACCTTGACGAGCTGCGCTCCCGGTTCGCTCGGCTCGCGACAAGCTGGCGATTGCCATTTCGGAAAGCCCAGCCGTTCGCTCCGCCGACGAAGAGCTGGAGGCCGCAGTCGCTGATCTCGGCCTAGCTCAAAAAGTGATGTCTGATCTGCTGGTGGTTTATTCTGCCAAGTTTAACAGCCGCACGGTTGATGTCGATGAGCGTCGCCTCATCGTCTTGACCACTAAGCTCGGCAAAGTAGAGGTTGAGCAATTGTCGCTGTTCTGATATCATTGTTGTCGAGCGTCAAGTTCGCCCTAGGTGATGCCACCCTTACCTAGAGCGAACCAGGCGCTTGACAGTTGCCTCGGGTAAAAGCTTTAGAATTGGTAGTTCGATCGTTTAGCCCGAAGCGTGGTCAGCGCCTGGCCTTAAAAACATTATCCGGAAAGTCCCCGACTGCGAGCGGGGATTTTTCGTGGTAAAAAATATTAAAATATGGGGTTGACTTTTCGCCCGTGTTCGGCTACACTGGGAGTAGGTAAAATAAACGAAAGGACTACCAAGTATGACAACACCTAAAATATCAACCGCTAAACCTGCCGTCGATCCGGAGAAAGATTCCAAGCGAGCTGTCGCGAAGAAAGCCAAGGCTCTTTATGCTGATATCGTGCCGTTCACCGCTGGCCTCTTCGACAAAAATACGCGGGTCTCAAAAGAGAGAATGCTCGCGACGCTTCATCGCTCCGTTCTCGGCCTCACCAAAAACGGCCAGGCTCGGCCGCTCGAGGACTTGAAGCTGTTTCTGGCGGTGGCCAACCAATACGGCCTGAACCCATTCAAAAATGAAATCTACGCGGTCTATATGTGGGATTCGTCTCGCAGTCGTGATGAGCTAACGCCGATCGTTTCAATCCACGGCTTGCGCAAAATGGCGCGGGCTGGTGGCGTGTACACCCACACCGGCGCGGCCATCATCACGTATGATCAAGAGACAAAACTTCCAGAATCCGTCACCGTGCCTGTGTTCGGCCGCTTCTCCGGCGAGACTACGCCGCACGAAATAACGCGATATCAGGCGTTTTACGAAGAGTTCGTCAAAACTAATAAAGAGGGCAAGCCGACTGGTAATTGGAAAACTATGCCGCGCGTCATGCTCACGAAGTGTGCCGAGGCGAACGCTCTTCGCGCCGGCTTCGATATCGCTGGCATTTATGTCGAGGAGGAGCTAACTTCAAATAACGTAATCGAGGGAGAAACAGTCGATGGCGAATAGAGTTGATCACCTTAGTTATTCTGCTATTATTTCGTTCTTGCGAAATCAGGTAGAGTTTCACAAGCGTTATGTCGCTGGCATTTGGGACAACGCTAAATCGCCGGCTGCGATCGTCGGCACGGCGTTTCATAAAGCGCTCGAGGAATACTACAAGGGAGCTGATATTCAAGCGTCGGTTTCGGCTGGGCTTGAGGAGATAAACTTCACCAGCGACTACGAAATCGACTATGGCAAAACTGGCAGTCGCGAAAAAATGATCAAGGATTACACCACCTTGGTTAATAAATATTTTGAGGAAGCTCCCTCGTATCATAAAATCATCGATATCGAGGTCAAGCTTCGCGAGCCGGTCGCTGGCGTTCCGATGGTTGCCAAAATCGACATGGTTGATGAGGACGAAAACGGCAATGCTTGGCTCGACGACCATAAAACGGTCGGGGCTTATTCTCCCGAAGAAGAGGAGAACTATAAGTATCTCTTGCAGGGCTACATTTATCTGGTCGTGGCCGAGAAACACTATGGCCGCGAGTTTGCCGGTGTCCGCTTCGGCGAAATCAAACGATCCATCAATCGCGACGGCTCGCCGCAGCGGCGCGAGGTCGTTTATGACCGTGAATCGCTTTTGGCGTTCGCTCCTGTCGCTCAAAAGATAATCACCAACGTGTTTGCCTATGTCAATGACGACCACTCGAAGTTCTTCCCCAACCCGAGCGACACGCTCAGCGGCGTCGAATCGATGGAGCTGGTTTCAAACATGGAGGTCGGCTTTGATGCTGCTCGCGTCAAGAAGCAGGTCAAGGTGGTCGACAAGTTCGCGCCTCGCCATGTCACCGTTGACATCGACGGTTCGGACGGTACGCCCGAGGAGCTTATCCTGCGCAAGTTTACCGAGTTTGGTATCGGCGGTATCTCTGGCGACACTCACGTCGGCGCTTCGGTGATTCAGTATACTTTCAAGCCCAACCGCGGTATCGCCATGAGCGCCATTGCCAAGCGAGCCGACGACATTGCCATCGCGCTTCAATCGAAGTATGTGCGTATCGAAGCGCCAATTCGCGGCACTGATTTAGTCGGTATCGAAGTGCCAAACGAAGACCGCCGCGTCGTTCCGTTCGAGGACGACAAGCACCTCAGGCCTGGCACGATGGAGATCCCGCTCGGCGAGGACGTGTTCGGCGAAATTCATTATGGCGACATCACCAAAATGCCGCACTTGCTTATCGCTGGTCAAACTGGTGCTGGTAAATCTGTCATGCTCAACGTGATACTTCACGCTTTGACAAAACAGCTAACTCCTGACGAGCTTCAGCTGGTCTTAATCGATCCGAAGCAGGTGGAGTTGTCTCTGTACGATGGCGATCCTCATTTGTGGAATGATATCGTCACTACACCGACCGACGCTGCGGAAGTTCTCCATGGTCTGGCCGAGCAGATGGAGGATCGTTACGGCCGGCTTCGGCAGGCTGGCGTTCGCACCATCGATGATTATAAAGGCGGAAACATGCCGCGCATTCTGGTGGTTATTGACGAGTTCGCTGATCTTCTCATGACCGACACTGGCTCGGACATCAAAAATATCGACTATAAAGAGTTCGCGGCGTTTATGAACGAGGCTTTAGCTATGAGCCCAACTGGCCGCATCACTCAAAAAATGCTGCAGGTGTCGCTCAAAGGTTCTATGAAGTCGTCTGCTCCGAGCTGCGAAACGTCGATTATCCGCCTTGCCCAGAAAGCTCGCGCCGTCGGAATCCACCTGGTGCTGGCTACTCAGCGGCCGAGTGCCGATGTCGTCACCGGCCTCATCAAGGCTAATATTCCAACAAAGATAGCGTTTAGCGTCACCACCAGCATGAACTCGAAGATAATTCTTGATCAAACTGGGGCCGAATCGCTAACCGGCTATGGTGATATGTTGTATCAAGATCCGCGCTCGAATAGCCTGCAACGGCTTCAGGGCTTGTATATTTAATCGAGAAAAGGAGGGAAATATGGACATTCTCGAAATTCTAAACTTCATAATCAAGATGGTGCTGGTTGGCGGTGCTGTCATAATCGGGATATTTATTCTGGCGGTTGTCGTCGGTTCGGTTCGCGAACTGATAAAAATCTTTAACGGCAATCTTGACGATAAGAAAGGCAAAAAATAAGGTGGTTTGTCATGGCAGAAAACAAGCGGCTGCGCTCCGGGCGGCCAAGCTCAAAAAACAAGACCCGGACTACTTTCGGAAGCTCGCTCAAAAAGTGCGCCGTCGGGGTCGCGATGCTGGCGGCCCGACCGGCTTTGCAACTAGCCGCGAGCTGGCAGTTGCGGCAGGCAAAAAAAGCGGCGAAACGCGCCGCCGACGAGCTGAAAGCCGCCGCGCTGGAGATGATACCGGTAGACTACATAATGCCGCCGGTCAATCCAATGGAGACGCTGTCTCGGCTGGGGCCGGAGCTGCTGGAGGCGAAGCTAAATGAGCATGCAGCGGCAATCAACCACATTATCGCCAATAGAGGCTGGGGCCACTATCCAGCCTCAAGATATAAAGCTCAATTACGTAATCGACGATGACGGCAGGCTGGCTTCGTTCGGCTTCACCGTCCTGGGGCAGCCTGCGGTTAAGAAAAATAACCAAAAGGTCACCTTTCGCGGCGGCCGATCGCGCAAATACAACACGGCCGCCTACAATCGATGGCTGAAGCTGGCCAATGATCAGGTGGAGCTGGCTATCAGCGTTTTTCAAATCCTCGCCTGCCGGGAGTGGAAGACGATCGACTTTCCGTTTAATCTTCGCGCTCGGTTTTTCGTCCGAACTTTTGGCACTGTCGACTTGTCGGCGCTTTATGAGGGGATTCAGGACGTGATGAAAGACAAGAAGATGATTCTCGACGACAACGCCTGGCTTCTCGTCTCACATGATGGTTCTGGTGTCGCAAAAGATGCCTACAATCCGCGGATCGAGCTTCTCCTCACCCGGGTGGAGCATGCGGAGTGGCGCGGCGAGCCAAATCCGCGTTATAATGGAGGTGCGGGTTAGGTAGCCCCCGCAAAACTCCTACGCAGCACACCGTTTCGGCGGTGTGCTTTTGGGATTATTCGGAATTTCCGAATAATCTCGGAGTTTTCCACAGGTTTACCTCTGATATGGGGTAATTATCGAATAATCTCTCCAGAAACTCTTGACTTTATCGCTCGTGTTTGCTATACTGAAAGTACAATCAATTAAACGAAAGGACTACCAATGATTGGATTTAAAAATATAACGACTTTTGAGGCATATATCAAGAATATTGCTCTGCGCAACGTAGAGAGCGGATTCAAGCGTTTTGCAAAGCAGCACTACGACGAATGTGAGCTCGCTTATGACGACTTCACGAATAGCTTCAAGCTAGTTTATAAGGGATACACGATTCCTCGTCATTTTAGCAGAAAGACTGAGTTCCATCGCGTCGAGGAGATGACTTTCCGTCGCGTAATGACTGAAGAATAAATCGATTGCCTCGCCGGCGGCATCGTAGCCGGCAAATTGTAAAAATAACATCAAAAAAGGAACAATCAAATGAAAAATTTCACGAAACAACTTCAAAAGAATGACAAATTTATCGCAACGGCCCGCGGCGCTCGCACTATCTGGCGCGTCGGCACGATTGTCGTGCCTGCTGCTGCCTGCGGCTACCTGATGATTCGCTACAATGATATAATTGTTACTGCGCTAGCGGTTCTGCTTGGCCTTTACAGCGTCAGCCAGCTGATCAAGTCGGCTTGGCTTGCGGAGGGCGACGTTGCCAAAAAGTAACTAGCGTGCTTTATGAAAAAAATCGCATTATTGATTTTAGTCGCGGCGCTGTCGGTTACGATTCACTCTTTCCGACAGCCAACGCCGCCGGGAACTTCAGCCTCGGCTTCTCATTCCGCTTATAAAACGCTTGCGGACAAAAAGCCGAGCGTTGACCCGTCTGATAAAAAACCAGCCGCCAAAACCGAGCAGAAAAAGGCAGAGCCGGCCGCTCCTGCACCTGCACCTACGCCTGCGCCGGAAACCTGCCGGTCGGCCATCGCCAAGGTCTGGCCGGCTCACCTGCAAGCCGGAGCTATCACCGTTATGACGCATGAAAATCGTACCGAGCTTCCGGCGGCCATCGGTGCGGTCAATTTCGACGGCTCGCGTGACTTTGGGTGCTTTCAGATAAACGACAGATGGCATCGTGGCTACTTCTCGGGCGGCGACTGGCGCGACCCAATCTGGGCGGCCGCCTACGCGCTGCAAATCTACCGCGAGCGCCAGGCTCACAACGGTAACGGGTGGTCTGCCTGGTATGCCGTCCGCGGTGTTCTCTGGTAAATAAAAACCGAGCCAGCAAATGTGTGCGAAACTGGCTCGGTCTAGTTAGGAGATAGATGTTTGTTTTATGGAGTCTTCGGCGAGGAGGCGTTTCGACTAGCGCCCCCTCTTTTTTAATTCTAGCACAAGAAAGCTGCAGCGGAGGGCTGCAGCTTTGTGGCGTTAGGTCTAAGCAACCTGTGATACCTGCACTTTTATTTTACAGCATCGCCGAACTTTTGCAAGCCGGTGACCAGGCCGCTGGCGCTTAAACCTGCGACTAGGCCGTACGTCCAGTCGTGGTTGGTTAGCAGCGAAAGTCCGACGCCGATCACTGCCGCTCCTGCGATGATAATCACCGCCTCGAAGTCTGCCTTAAATAGTCGGCGCACCAATTCGGCAAATCCGATAACTGCTGCTGGTATTAAAATTGTGGTGATGAAGTTAGTCATCATGTCAAGTTCTCCTTAAAGTTTACATTTACTTTACATGTTGCTCGCAGATGTCAAGTAAAACGCTTTTTAGTTTACATTCTTGGGAGGCTCTTCGCCTCGTGGTTCGGCCAACAATTTGCCCGTTTTTGGGTCGTGCCACCTGCTCAAGCCTGGGACGCTGTGCGCGTCCACTAGGCATTGTAGGCAGTCATTGTATGTCGAGCCTGCCGGCATTTCCGGCGTGGTCTTGCCGATGTGCAGCGTCACGCAGCCGCAAGCTTTGCATTCACGAAAATACAGGCTCGACTTCGTGATCGTGATTTTCGACAAATCTGGTGTCATTATGGCAGCCTCAAAACGTCGCCTGGGTGGATTAGATCCGGGTTCGGCAGGTTGTTGATTCGAGCCAGCGTCTGCCAATCCGTGCCGTGAGCGGCCGCTATCGTGCTGAGATTGTCGCCCCATTGAACCGTCACGGTTCGCTCGGCCGGCGCGCTTCCGCCTGGCACTCGCAGCACTTGGCCTGGATAAATCAGGTTTGGATTTTGAATGCCGTTGATGGCCGCCAAGTAGTGATAGTCAGTGCCGTACTTCGCGGCGATTCCGCTCAGCGTGTCGCCTGATTGAACCGTATATGTTGGCTGCGGCCCTGGTGCTGGCTGTGGGTTAGCGATCGAGCCAGGGAATGGCGCTTCCGATGGAGCTCCTCCTGCATACTTATCCCACGCCTCAGCGTCGCCATAGAATTCGTTGCAGTCGAGGTTTCCGTCCCAGCCGTCAAGTCGGCCGCTTGATGTCCACTGCCACATTGCATAACCTGACCAGTATTTCACGCTTGGCGGCGTACCGGCTTGGCTCATGTCATAGTTGAAGTCGACGGCCATGTCGCGGTACTTCGCTACCCATAGGCCGTAGTCGGCCGCAGCGACAGTACCCCAGTCGTGGCTGTTCACTACGCTCTCTGACATGTAGATGAGCGGCTTCACGCCGGTTCGCTCTTGCACTCGATCCAGCCAGCGGCGCGCCCACGCTACATCGCCAACATTTCCGCCGTCTTCCCAGTCAAGAATAAGCATAGCGTGCTTGATATAGCCTTGGATATTGTCGACGAAAAAGTCAGCCTCAGCGATCGCGTCATTGCTGCCGTTTCTCGCAAAGTGGTAAACACCGAGCTTTTTGCCAGCTGCGGCCGCCTGCTGATAATGCTGATCGCAGTTTGGGTTGACGTAGTTTGTCCCCTCGGTCGCCTTTACGATGACGAAATCTGCCGGAATCTTACCAGCGTCCAAGCCAGCCTGCCAGCTTGATATGTCAATTCCTTTCATTGACTCCCCTTTCTTATTACTTCTCTGCAGTCGCCAAGCGATTGCGGATAATATTTGCACCAATTCATCAAGCGGTCAATCACCGGATACCACCGCCAAACGACGGCCGCTCCGGCTAAAATCATCACTATCAGAATTGTCAAAAGTATGCGGGCGATCCATCGCCCGATTGAATGTTTGGTAGCCTTAACTCTCATGCCTCTATGATAGCACGCTCGGAATTCTCACGCTACCGTCGATTAACTTCATCAGAATAAACAGCATTAAACCAATCACCAATATGACGATTGTGTTTGCCGCCCAGTCCTTAAACTTCAGTCGCAATGTGGACACCATCGAAGTGTCTTCTGTCTTGAATCGTTCCTCTAGTGCGTCGATCCGGTCATTTATTTCTTTATGGTCGGCCGAGTGCTTGTCGATATAGTTTGTCAAAATCTCCGGCGTGACAAATTTCATACTAGCCAGCTGCTGCACTAGCGAATCGACAGACCCCTCAATTTTTGCCACGGATTTTTTCGTGTATTCCATGTCCGTCGAGAGAATCGCCACCTTTTTATCTATCTCATGAAGCAGCGCTTCACTGTCTTTATTTTGCTCGTTCATCACACTAATTTTAGCACTTTGCGCCGGCTTCCTGCAAAGCTTTAGAAGTGGTGTTGTGAATAAAACTACTGGACTGGGAATGGATCGTCAGTGACCCAGGTGGTTGTGCCATACCACTCGTTAAAAGCATTGTTTGAAACGTATTCAACTCTCCTGTCTGCGAAAAATCGAGCAGTAGCAATGCCTTTTAGCACACGGTTGTTCCACCCGCCTAAAACCATCAACGCCGAGCCCTGAGCTTGAGAAATTCCATAGCCTTGAGGAACTACGTTATTGATTAAGGTTTGCCCGGTAGGAAAGGTTGCTGTATTTTTCAGATCACATATTACTAAATTACCATGGCGAGTATAAGTGCCTCTCAAAACTCCAACTTCTGCATTAGTCGTTCTTGTCGGCACTGCGCTCAAGAAATCGACACCCTCGTCAGTCCCTGGCGCGAAATCTGGCGAAACAAAGACATCGCGAATCTCTAAATTCTCTAGCGTCGTGCCGTTTATCATGTAAAGATAAACTATCGTTGATGTAGACGCTACAACAATACCGAACCTGGTCGTTGGCGGCGTCCCTTGCTTAAACTGAACCCGCAGTCCGTTTGGGTAGCGGCGAATATCGCCCTCCGGCACAGTGATTGCAGCTATTCCGTTGTCAAAATTGCTATAAGTCCAGTTTTCGGCCGGCGTTGTCCACCCGCTTGGCAAAACGCCGGTAAATTTGCCGATTGTGATCGATCGGTTCTGTCCATCACGCACGATCGGTATGATATCGTTCGCTCTCGTGCTTTCTACCGGCTGAAATTGACTTATTTTTTGCTGTCCTGGGTTCATTATGCTGATTCCTTTCGTTAGCTTTATTATATCACTCTGATTCGCGTTCTCGGTTGTCCATATTGCGCTTCAAGTCTTGAATTCGCTTCGATAATCTCGGCCGTAGTATGTTGAATTTCAATTCTGCGGTCTCGAGCTTCTGTGTGATAGCGACAATCTGCATTTCCGGCGCGTCCATCGTCGTACTGAAGCCCTGATACTGCGTCAGCTCGCCAAGATGGATATCCAACGCCTCGTATTTTGGCGACGCGAACGTCGCTTCTCCCGAAAATACCGGCTTGCTGCCTCGCTGAATCTCACCCTCGACTACCAACCTGGCGCTGGTCTCGTCTTTGTAGCGACTGTCGGACAGTTTTTTGAAGCCGCGGCGTATCTCGGCGATACTGCGGTCGTCTCGGCCGGCCACCACGAGTGTTTTGCCGTCTGCTTTTTCGCCGCCAATAAATATCACGTCGTTCACCAGCTCCTCGATAGTCTTGACGAGCTTCGGTGTGCCGATGACGTTTTTGCCGCGCTGAAGTTTTCGCTTCACGGTTGTCGGCCTCGGGTGAGCATGAACGATGTTCTCGGCGTAGTCGTAGTAATAGTGCCAGTCGGCTGGCATCGACTTAAACACGGCAGCGATAGCTTCGCTAATTGTCGTCACGTCATTAAATCGAATAGTCACTTTGGTGTCTGTGTTCTCGATACTGGATTCTGTGTAGCGACAGCGTGCGCCTTGCTTCTGCGCGAAGTCTATCAGCTCGCGTAAGATGTCGCTTGGATCTTGCGAATAAAACGCTCGCTTGTAGTCGCCGGGGCTTTCGTAAAGCGAGAACGCCAAATCCCAGCCAAAATCTTGCCAGAACGGATTGTCGTGATAATTATTGTGTTGCAATCCTTGGCCAGTGGTAAAGCGGCCGCGCCTGTCCACTAATAGCTCTACTGGATATGGGAAGATGTTTTCGTATCGCGAACCACCGCGCGCCGACAGCTTTATGATGAAGCGTTTGCCGCTGGTCATTCGCACGCTCTTGTCGAATGGTATGAACAGCTTTTCGTACATGCCGCCGCCTACTGGCAGCACCGCAGCGCCGCTAGCTTCGAGCGTTCCGTGATTTATGTCGGTCGAATATGACAGCAGCTCTGCGTACAGTGTCGTCATATTTCCACCGATGAAATCTTGCCTAGTTCCTGGAGAACACACCGAATAAAGCTCAATGCCGGCGACGGTCTTGCTGCCGCCGGTGACCTGTATGGTCTGAATTATTTCGTTGCAGTATCCCCATCGCCTCGAGCCGAAGCTCATCGTCGCCAATCCGTACGGCTTATGCTGGTAGGCCACATCCGCCTCGGTCTGCAGATAGATGTTATTTAGCTCCTGCGAATGGCTGAGGACTGTCGCGGTCACCTGGCTGTCGGTATTGCCTGCCGACAATTCCCACTGGCTAATGTAGCCATTGAACAGCGAGCGGCCCTCTGGGTGGCCATCAGCCACTACGATAATTCTCGCGTCCTCGGTGATGATAGTTTTGCCGTCCTCGGTTAGCCACGGCAGATATTCGCCGTATCGAACGCTGGCGCTGATATTGACGTTGGTATCGATGTTCGTGCCGCTTCCCAAGCCGACCGGTGTTGTCATACTTCCTACGATTTTATAGCCGAGCTCAGTCAGCATGTTTTCGTTTATCTCGGTCATGATCTCAGTAACCACGCTGCGCGTCGTCGCGTCGTTTTGGGCTAACTTCATTGTCATGTGCGAATGCAGCGAGTTGACCTCCGACTGAATGGCCGGCGTGCTGGTCACGGTATTTATCTGGCCGAGGTACGTTCCGTCCTTGAGATAGGCGCTGTATATGACTTCGGCCGCCTTGTTGGTTGGCTGTTTCTGGGAAAGCGTCGCCATCATCTTGATTTCGTTTGTGATATTAAATCGATAGGTGACGTCGGCCTCAAGCAGGAGGTGGACGCTGGCGATTTGCATCAGCTGGCTTCCGCCGCCGATCGGCCGCACATCTCCGTCAAAGGCAAACGATATTTTTTTCGGCACAACATCGCTGTTCAGCGTTGACAGGTCGAATCCGTCGAGTATCACTTCATCGGTTAGCCAAGTGCTGCCAGAGAATTCATCAATTATCTTGAACTTAAAGGAGAAGCCGACGTTGCCGCTCTTCAACTGCTCGGCCGTCACGCCCCAGTCGGCCAGCGCGCCAGTCAACGTAAATTGTGGACTGTAAAAGTTGGCAATGCTGCTAACGTGGACGTTGCCGACCTCTTGGCCGTCAATTCGCAGCTTCGCTCGTCCGACATTTACGGCGTTACTGCCAGACAATATCAGAGACGAATGAAATTCGCCAGAATATGGCTCAATCTCGGCATTCTGCCACGTATAGAAATAGTCGCCGCCTCCGGTGATAGAACACGACCGAGGCTTCTTCGTCTGGAGCTGTGCCATCGGCTAGGCCTCCAAAATAGTTAGGTTGCCTGGCTGCACCTGCAGCGTTTCAGGAGCCATGACTTCAAGCGGCCATGGTAATGCGTCAAACGCGATCATCTCGCCGCCAGTTTCTGCCGTAAACAACGCCCAGTACCTGAAAACGCCGCCCGGCACTTGGATCGATACGACGCTGTCGTTGGTGGCCGTGCCGTCTGTATCGTCGATTCTCCATGAATCCACCTTGCCTCTTTTGTAGTTTTCTTTTGGCTCGCTTTTGGTGTCGCCAGCGTAGCTCGGGTGTTTCTCAAGCAAGCCAGCATAAACACCGCCGGTTCGCTTCTCGACTTCAATCCCGAGCAGGAACTTCACTGAGCGCTTTCGTTCGTTGTAGGTTTTTGGCATTGCTTCCCTCCTGTTTAGATATATTTTGGGTTATAAATGGCTCGCAGCTGATGGTTTCGTGCGGCCAGGTTATCTTGGTACTCGAGCATTCCCGCTCCGTACTCCCAGCACGGGAATGTGCCGCTGGCTCGCAGCTGCATACTGTTGTGGATAATAGTCTTAGCTTCACAATCGACCGTTATCACGTCGCCGGCTTTCAGGTTTGCATTGAACGTCAAGTATTCGCTGCTGTCTGGATTTCCAAGCGTTATCTCAGTGCTGCTGCTGCTGCTGCTGCTGCTAATGATTATAGTAGGTTTTGCTCGATATGTCCCGATATTCTCGACAGAGATAGCGCTTGCGGCTGTGCTTATGTTTGTGACGGCGCTGAAATCAATCAAGCCGACCGATGATCTCGCCGCCGGGGATTCGCACTCCATCTCAAAGCTGAAGCCGGCGCGGCTCACGTCGAATGATCCGCGGCTGATGTTTAGGTTCGTAGCCACGCCGCTCCAAATTCGATAGCCCTCTGGGAAGTTTGTTGCTAGCTCGATTTTCTGACCGAATGTTAGTGTTCGCTTCAGCCAGTCGATTAGCCAGTCGCATTCACGCTGGTTCGACGCTGAAACTTGCCCGGCGACAGAGATGGTTCGCCCTGCAAAGTGGCCGCTGTTCAGCAAGATTCGGCCGTCGTCTCGCGCCAGCTCGCCGCTATCGACGGTTCGCTTGGCTATGCCGAATAGGTTTGTGGATTGCACTCGGACGTTGTTGCCATTGTTGAGGTCAAATCCGTTTAATAAAAATCTGCGTCTGTCGCCGTTCATTATGTCGGTACTCCCATCGATGCCAAGTCGCCATCGCGGTCAAGTCTCTTGAAGAACGCGTCGGCTGCCTCTGGCGTATTTATTACAATTTGCCCATTGAACTGGTTTGTCGTATTTCGGTTGCCGCCGGAGTTGCTGACGTTAGTGACACCACCGCTACCAGCGAGCGTCGCTCCTGACCCGCTGATACCGCTTCCTGCAAACGATAAGCCGCCGAGCGACATGTCACCACTCAAACCGTCGTAAACGTCGCTAGCGATGTCTGTGGCGGTTTTAACGACAGCGTCTCGCATGCTTTCCAAGCCGCCGCTCCAACCTTGCATCATAAATTTACCCATCTGCGCCATCACGCGGCTCGGCGATTTAATGCCGAAGAAGTTCTTCACGGCATCGAGCGCGCCGCTACAAATCTCTTTGATCTTATTGACCACTGCGTCTTTCGCACCGGCCACTCCCTTGACGATTCCGTCGATCAGGTTCTTGCCGGCGCTGGTAAAGTTGCCGACGAAGTTCACCACCGCGTTGTAGGCGTTTTGAACTGCGTTCTTGATCGAGGTGGCAATCTGGCCAACTGTACCGACCACGTAGCCAACTGCGGTGGCCACTGGATTAATGATGTAGTTCTTGATAGCGTTCATCAAGCCGTTTACCACGGCTGCGATGCCGCTAAAGACTGCACTGATGACGGCGCTCATCACGTTGAGTATCGGCTGAATGAATGGCAATATGGCGTTCCAAACCGCCGTAATCACTCCCCAGATGGCGCTCATCACGCTGCTTATTACGCTAACGATAGCGTTGAATACTGTCGATATCACCGTCCAGATGACCTGCAGTATCGGTGATATCACGGCAGCGATGGCGTTCCAAACCGTGGTGACAACCGACATTATGACGCTCATCGATGAGCTAATGACATTAACGATAACGTCTATGACAGTTGCGATGACGTTCATGACCATGCTGACGACTTCGCCCATGTGAGTAAAGATGTAAGCGACCGCCTCGCCAAACGGCACAAGCACGTTATTCCAAATGGCCATGATTGTGCCATAAAATACTACGCCGATAATCTGCACAACGGTGCTTATTATCGTCCAGACGACTTCGGCGATTCCGCTGAATATAATCCAAATTATTTGGCCGAGTCCGACAATGGCGGTTATTATCAAATCGATAATCTGGAATACAGGGGTCAAGATATTTAGTATCGTGCCAATGACTTTGCTTATCACGCCAACGATTTTACCTATCACGCCAATGATGGTGCTTATCACACCGACGACAATGCCGATTCCGTTCGCCACCACGCCGACAATTACGCCAATCACTGAGCCGATAGTCCTTGCGGCAGTTCCAATCGCTCCTGCGATCGTGCCGACGATATTCACCACCACTCCGATCACCGCGCCAATGACGCTGGCTATGTTTCCAATGACAGAGCCAATCACCGCTCCTATCTGCCCTAGCACCGCTCCTATCTGGCTGACAATTCCATTGACGAAGTTTCGGAATCCCTCGTTCGTGGCGTAAAGCCAAGCGACAAAGCCGACCACTGCAGTGATAACGATAGCTATCCACCCGATGATCGGTATCGAGCTGATGGCCGCTCCAAGTCCGGCCGCTCCGCTGCTCAGGCCTGAAAATACCACCTTGCCAACCGTTCCCATCACGCCAAGCGCGCTGGTTATTCCCTTGACGGCAGTCTTTGCAGCCGCACCGACAAACGTCCACGCCGTCGCTCCCTCTTTCGTGACTTTCGTCACGTCTTTCCAGCCTTTGCTGATATCGCTGACTGCCACCGCAGTCTTAAAGCCGAGAGCGGCCGCTTTGGCGGCGACGTACATGCCGATTAGCACCTTGAGCGCTGGAACTGCATTCTGTAAGATAAACGTCACCACCTTGACGATCTCCTCGCGATGCTCTTTGATAAATTTCGTGGTCTCGGTGACGCGGTTGCTCATTTGATCAAACAGCCCGCCGGCTTCAATCACCATGCCTTTTATCGGGTCAATCTTGATTCCCAGGATTTCCAAGCCGACGCTTCGTATCGTCCCGCTTAAACTTATCATGCGGTTTTGGAACGTGTCGGTCATCTGGGCGATGTCGAGGCTGGCCGCGTAGTTCTCCATCGCCTTGACGAACTCTTCAGCCTTAACTTTACCGCCGTTTATCTTCTCGCTGGCCTCCTGCATCGATATGCCGAAGTGCCGAGCGAGAATTGTCGTCAATGGGATATTGTTATTGATCAGCTGGAGCGCGTCCTGGCCAAACAACGCGCCGCGGCTGGTCACCTGGCCGAATACTAACGCTAGGGCTTGCAGGTCTGCGCCGTTGACGATAGACATGCGAGATAGCGTATCCATGTCCTTGACAACGGTTTGCGTGGTTCGGCCGTATCCTAGCAGCGTTTTTGCTGCCTTGGAAGCGTCTGGGAATGCGATCGGCTTGCCGAGCGTATAATTGTACAGCTGGCCGAACACTTTGTTCGCTTCGCCAACGCTGCCGGTCAAAACGCCAATCTGGCGCTGGGTCATCTGCAGGCTGCTGGCAAGGTCGACGAAATATTTGCCACCAAAAGCACCGCCGGCTGTGAATGCGGCGGCGGTCTTGATCAGCTTCATAATCCCTGAGGCCATGCCGTCCAGGGCGCTCGCCGCCTTGGAGGCAAATGATGAGGTCGAGCCAGCGGCGGACGACATGCTCGACTTCATCGAGCTGCTCAGCTTCTCGACATCGCGCTGAATCTGACTGAGCGTCTTACTCGCCCGGTTTTGCGCTTCAATCACAAGTCTGAGCTGGCTGTCGTCCATTACTACCCCTTAATATTTAGATTTTCGTCTCATCTCCGCCTCCTGGCGCTCGGCTTCGTAGCCCTCCTCATTTAGCTTTATCTCGATGGCTTGAATTAACCAGTGAGGTTGGCTTACGTAGTCTTGGAATGTCCAGCCCATGGTCTGGCATATGGTAGCAATTTGAATCTCCTGCGGTATTTTCGCGTGCTTAACGCCGGCTATGGCTTTGGCGTAGGCTGCGCTGATTTTTGCTCGCCTTTTGGGTTCATGACTTCTCCTGTGATCTCCTCGATCTTTTCCTGGATAAAGTCAAAGTCCTCACTCGGCAGTTTCAGTAATGACTTGAGTTTAGCGTCATCATCGCCAGCGAAGTCGTCGCCGTCAACGGTGACCACCAAAAACTTTATGGCGTTGTTTTTGATTTCGCTAATGGCGGTTGCCGGCAGCTTGTCAAAGCGCATGGTCTCTTTGATGTCGTCCTCGCTCATTGATTCGCCCTGGACAGCTCCGTTGAGGTCAAAGTTTGCATAGGCCAAGAATACTGCTTCGTTCATCTGCGACAGCTCTGCTGTAGCGTATGGCAGCAGCTCGACATCGCAACCAAGCACTGGCGTTGTAATTTTGATATTCTCTTTGCTGATTCGTGGCATCTCCTACTCCTTTGCTCGAATTAATATTTAGTAACCATGTTTATCAGCGTTGCGGTGATTGCTGCAGCGTCCTCGAGGCTGTAGTTCGCCTGGAACTTCGCGCTTCGTGTCTCGACTGCGTTGTTATCACGGCTTCGGCTGTCTTCGGTAATCGCTACGGTTGGGAAATCGAATTGCAGCGTTGGGTGTTGGCCAGTGCCGATGTTTACCGCTTTGTTCTCGGCGATAAACTGAATGGCCTGCGGTTTGCCGCTCAGACATACTTGCCGCACGTCCTCTTGCGCTGGGTAATAATCGAATGACCCGGTGACGTTCAGCTGCTGGTTCTGGATATCGTCTGGCGTGTCTGTGCCGAACACATATTGCACGTCCAGGTTCTTTGAAATCTCAAGAGAGAATGACTTGATTTTTCGCGCTGGCGAAGCAGCAAGCCCTGCCGCTGTGTCGGCCATCTTCACTGCCAGGTTTCGCGCCAAGAACTCATTGCCGCGAGTGTACGCTGGCGGTGTCGCAGGAGTCCACGGCTTTGAGCGGCGCGACTTGAAGTCGATGCTTCTCATCAGGTAGTCGTCGATTGCTGCGGTGATCGTGAATGATTCAACCATGCCCAGCTCGTACGAATACTTCTGCTCGATCTCTTTGATGAAAATTGAGAGTGAATCGTGGCTGTTGTTGTTTGCCATCTTGAACACGTGCTGTTTCGCTCCCGTTTTGTCGGTCGTGGTTGGAGCTTGGCCGAATACGGCTCGCAACTCTGCGCCGATAATATGATCGAACACTTTGCCGTCGTATCCACCCTCAGCGGTCACGTTGATAACGTCGCTGGCGTTGTGTTCTGAAATGTTGCCGTAGGCGCTATCGTTGTGAACATATGTCGGTTTGTCGTCAATGCTCAGCGTTTTGGTTGGCACTGCGAACGTCGGCGTGCCGAGCGCGCCTCTGGTAGTTTCGTTGCCGATAAATATGGTGGTCAGTCGGCCGATAACTTTAGCCATTGTTTACCTCCTTGGCGAGCTTCTCTTTCGCCAACTTTACAGCCTCCTCTTGCGAGGTGGCCTGGACTGATATTTCGTGACCCTCAAAGTCAGGGAAGTAGTACGCCTCCTTGACACCAGAATTCGCCGGCTCAGGTGCAACTTCCGGCGCTGGTTTGGTTGGTTTGTTATTTAATTCTGCCATCGAGTTCTCCTCTGCTTTTAATTGTAGCACGGCAGAAGCTTTTTGGCAGCTAGTACTTCTCCTCTATTTTTGGAGCGTAAACGTAGGCGGTCGTATGGATTGCCGCTTCAACGCTGAAAATGCCAGGCCCGCGCCGCTCCACGCCAATACCGAAGTCGACGCTCAGCGGCTGGTCTTCAATGCCGAGCATGACGCTCACCGATTCGCCATCTGGCGTGGTTGCGTATGCCAGCTGTACCCTCTCGCGAAGCAGCCGCATGATACTGTCATCGGTGTAGATGAAGTTGTCGTCCTTGCCGGAGACGATTTCGTACAGTTCTGTCGTGCCGGCTTCAACGTCAAAGTCGCGGCCTTGGTTAGCATTGATGTCGGTGATGACGCTGATGGTGATTGCCATCTTGGTCACGTCGTCGCCGGTCGAGTCGGTTTCAAGCGTCATGCCATCGATGGCCACGCTCACCGCCGGCAGCATGCTCTTGCTGATCAGCAACGTGTCACCGTAATACCACGTACGGATATCTGGGTGTGCTTTCGGCTTTAAATAGTTGATGATGGCCGCGATCACTGGATCGCGGTACTGCGCTCGGTTTAGCGGCATTATCCCCTCCTCGATTCTCGCACTTCGTCAACCAGCCACTCGTGAAAGAACTTCATGATTCGCCGCTTGTCCTGTGCGATTATTTTTAACATAACACGTCGCGGCAGCTTCCTGCGCGGTCGGTTGCTTTGATGGTATTTGAAGTATGGCGTCGGATTCCAAATCTCCATGCGGCTGATTTTGACGCTGGAGCGGAAGTCCCCGCGCATTCTCCCGGTTCGCTGCAAAAGCGGCCAGGAGTATATCTGCGTTCTTGGCTGCCAGCCACCCATCAACGCGCCGCTCATACCGAAGTTCGCGTCGGTGGTCTTTAACAGCTGCTTGCGGGATTTATCGAGCGGCTTGTGAAAGTTCTGGAGGTTGGTTTCTAGTCCCATAAATTGCCGGGCTATCTGCGTGTCTCCCTCGACATGGCCGGAGATATAAATCGCCATGGCTACCGCCTCTTATTGAAGAACTCGACTTCGGGGCTTAGCGGCGCTCGGTTTCCCTTGATTCGGCCGACCAGGTCGCCGTCGCTGGCAAACGCTCCCGAGGTGGCCGCCGCAATGTTCGGGTCGGTTGGATCTAGGTTGGCCGCGTCCTCGACCCATTCGTCGAGCATTTGCTTGGCGGTTTTCAGCTTCATGTAGCCGTCTTTGCTCGATCCGTCAACGTCGACGTTCGTTCCCCAATCGCTGATTTGCAGCAGGGCGGCCGCGTATAGCCGCACTGCGTCTTCCCATACATCTGGAAAGTTTGCCATGTCCAGCGCCGCCCAGTTATAAACTCGGGAAACTTTCCGCTTCAGCCAGTCCTCGGCCGATTGTCTTCGCCGCTCAATCTCTGCCTGCTCGATGGCCGAGAATTCGTAGGCCAGTATCACTCTGGCGTTTGGCTTCGGTGCTTTGACTAGGACGACAGCACCAGTGGCAGCGTCCACCGATTCAACCGCCACCGCGTCGTCGTCAACGTAGGCAGTGACATCTGCTTTGGTGACTTCATCGTCGCCGTCGCGGTCAACGATCGGCGCTTGTGACGCATAAAACACTCGGTTCGCGCCATCAACTTCACCGATGACGTGCTTGTCGGTGGTCTGCCGCAACAGTCCAGCTTCTCGCCGGATATCGTGCAGGGAGGTGAAGTTCTTGGCGCTCATGAAAGTTCTACGCCTCCGGTGCTGCTTCGGCAGCTTCCTTTTGCGCCTTTAAAGCTGCGACGATAGCGTCAGCCATCACCTGCTTTGTGACAGCGGTTTCGTTTTCGTAGTCCAGCTCGATACCGAGTTCTTTGGCTTGCGCCACGACAGCCTCGCGTGGTTGCTTTTTGATACTTGATGGAGTTGGTATCTCAACATCAGCAGTCTCGTCCTCGTCTCTCTCGACTTCCGCCTCTTTCGTTTCTGAAGCGGTTTCAACCTCGCCCTCGACAACTTCTGGCTCAGTAGTCGTCTCGGTAGCTTCCGTCGCTTCTGAAGTGGTTTCGTCAAGGACAGTGACCTCGATGAACGCGTCGTCGAGCAAAGCTTCCAGTTGTTCTTCGTCAACGTCAAACTCTTGTGGTTTGCCTGGCTGGATAACCAAGCCGGCGCGCCGCCGAGACAAGCCGTTAGTGATAATCTCGTTGGATAGCCGTAGTGATACTTTTGGCATTTCGATCCCTTTCTTATGAAGTTAGTTCATACTTAAATTGTAACACAAAAAATCGCCCCCAGCGGAGGCGATTTCTCTGCGTGTCGGCGGTTAGCCTTTACACTTGATGGCCCGATGCCACAAGCCGTAGCCGAATGCGCCGCGCCAGTAAGTACCGAAGTAGTACTTTTTGTTCCACCAGCCCTTTTCGCTGTTCTCGCCGAGGAAGCTCAGTGGCTCGTACTCGCGTTCCTGGATAACGAATGGCTTGATTTCGCCAGCGACGTTAATCAAGTACCAGTCTTTTTCAGCTGTCAGCTCGCTGGAGACTTTGACCTTGGCTGCGTTGTAGTTCGGGTTCTTCACCGGAACGCCACCAACGACGATATTTTCTGGCTCAACGATTGCCTTTGCGGCAGCCTCAAGCTGTACAGGAACGACCAAGCGCAGGTCGAGTTTCTTGTTGACGGCTTTGCCCTTGTCGCCCTTGAAGCTCAACATTGCCAAGCGAACCTTAGCGAAGTTTTCAGCTGTCAGCGGCGTGCTGGTAAAGTAGTTTGACTGAACAGCAGAGGTCTCTTCGTTGATCGGGTGATCGGTATCGAAGAAGTTTTGGCCGTCGTAGCATGGCGCGTTCTCGCCGTTTGGCATAAGCTCGCCGTAGATTTGTTCATCTGGGAACTCTTTGACCAATTGACCGATTGAGCGCGCAGTCGTCAGATATTTGCCAGTCTTGTCGTCCTTGATATCTGAGTGCTTGACTTCGACTGAATCTTCGAACTCGCGGTTCGGCAGCGCGTATTTGTAGGCCTTGAGTTTCTGCGGCACGCGCTCGCCTAACATTTCGCGCAAACCGTGCATCTGACCAAGCCAGCCGTAGTCTTCAGAAGCGCCCTTTGAAGTAACTTTCATGGCGAGCTCTTCAGAGGTCGATTCGGTCGCTTCGTAAGCCTCGAAGAAGTTGGTCAGGATTGATTGTTCTAATACTGGTTCCATGTCTTTTTCAATCCTTTATTAAACCGTTTTTAGAGCGATGCGGATTTTGCTTGAGCTCAGCACCTCGACGATGCGGCCGCACTCTTTGCCGGCGTCGGCTGGCAAGGTCACCTTATCCACGGTTTGGTTATCTTTAACTTTTACATAAGCAGCGATGTCGCTCTGCTTTGCAGAGAACGCTGCGTTCACGGTGATCACACCGTATGTCCAGAACTGGACGTGGTCGGCAGTTTTGCCAAGTCCTGCGCCTGCTGGACTTGCCGCAACGCCGACAACTTTATCAGCTGTAGATTCAGCTGCGTTGGTCGCCAAGCCCTGCGCGTTCACACCGACTAGCGCGCCCTCTGGAATGCTCACGCCTGGCGCAAGCTTCAGATGGCCGATGTTGTTCTCTTGACGAGCAACATCTTTGAATGAAGTGATTGCAGTCATTTCAAATCCTTTTATTCGTTACTTTTTACTCGAGCCATCGCCTCGGCATAGGCTGGTGACTTCGCTGCCAATTCATCGATCTGCTTCGTAGTGATGCCGTTGGCTTTCAATCCTTCGACTTCCTCTTGCGACAGATTCTTGCTTATCGCTGCGTCGTCTTTGTCAGCGGCTTCGCCGTTTGTCGAGCCCGTCTGATTAAATTGTACACGCTTACCGCCTGCTTTTACAAGCTCCTCTAGCAATTCTGTTGTAGATAATTCAACTTTTTTGCCATCGCGGCTAAACTCAACGCGGCCGCCGGCTTTGCTCAGGTTCTGGTGCAGCTGCATAAACGCGTCCTTTTGGGCTGGGACAATCATGCCAGCGGACAGCATTGTCTGATATGCAGTCTCGGCTTTGGCCTGGTTTCGCTCAGCGCGTAGCCGTGATAGCTCCTCGCGCTCGCTCCGGCTCAGGTTTTCTTTGTCGTCGCCCTCGCCTTTCTTGTCAGTCTCGCCAGCTTCGCCATCGCCCTCATCAGCTTTGTCGTCGCCGTCTTTGTCCTCGTCCTGCTCGCCCTCACGAGATAGGTTTTCTTTGTCGTCGCCCTCGCCCTCTTCATTTGGGTCTTTAGCGTCGGCAATCTGCTTTTTCACAGCCTCTTCCTGGTCGGCTGGGACTTCTACGGTTTCGCCAGCTTTAACGGTTTTGCTGACATCTTCGCCGTCATCATTTTTAACGGTTATGACCACATCAAAGTCGCGGTCATTGGTTACTTCGACAACCTCTGGCTCTTCACCCTCGGTGTCTTTGCTGAAATGTTTGCGCATTTTTGCAAGCTCCTCTACTTTATTTTTACTAAACATCACGACCGCATTCGTCCGGCGGTTGAAGTTATCGAGGTAGGTTTCGGCTGCTTCTACCTCGTCTCGCTTCAACTGCTCGGGTGCTTCTTCAAATGCGTTCATGCCAGTGATAAATGGGTCATTGACCAGAGCGACATGCTCTAGCACGATTCCGCGGTCGTCGCCGGTTCGGGTGTCGATGTAATGCCAGTTGAAGCACATCGATACGTCGAACACCAAGTCCTGCTCTAGCCGATACAAAGCCTCGTAGTCGCGGATTTCCAGCGTGGCGTATACGCCGTCGCCTGGCACAATCTCCAGAGCCACCACCTCACCGGCGTTGTCTTTCGTGCCGCTCCAGTGATCAAACGGAATACTCACTCGTGGCAGCGTTGGGATCTTGCCGCTCTGCTTGGCCTCAAAGTTGGCCAGCATTTCCTCGGCCCATGCCTCGTCTAGCAGTTCGCACTCTTCGCCATCAAACGGAGAATACAGCTGGCCAAACGCCGCTATTTGTTTGCGGAAGCGGCGGCCTTTCCAGTCGCCCTCTTCACCCTTGTCCTTGGCGGATAGCGTGCTACTGGAGAGCATCACTACCGTTCGCGTGTTGTTGTGTTGATTAATCTTGGTCATGACATTTTTTCCTCTGTTTTAACAATAGCATATTTTAATCACTTTTAGGTAGATGGTTGCAGCAGCTGGCTTCCTGCTAATCCGCCGGCAATGGTCGGCATTCCGGTTATCTCTGGCTTCTCTTCTTCCTCGGCCAGTACCGCTATCCAGATACAGCGGCATCTGAAGTGGATCGGTGTTTGCCACGGCGTGGTGGCGTATTCCTCTGGCGTTGCTACTTTTTCGTCCAGCTCGCGGCAGGTTTGGCAGGTTTTCTTGTCGAGGATTGCCGAGTAGACGTATCGGTCGATGTCCTCGTCGTATTTCTTAAACGTCTTGCTTCGGCCGGTATTGATTGATTCGGCCACTGCCACGGTATTGCCTGGCTTGGTGTGAGCGGCTAGGTATGCCAGCAGTGCTATCGCCAGGTCGTCCAGCACGTCGTCAATAGCTCCCTCGCTGAAATGCCGGCGCGCCATCTCGCTCGAATCCTGGCCGCCGACTAGTGCGGCTATCTCAGCCTCGACATCACCGAACTGCAGGTCGACAAATTCTTGCGCCCGCTCGGCGATTCGCTGTTTGTCGGTCTTGTCCGTCGCCGGTGCTAATTTGCCGAGTTCGTTCGCTGCTGCGGTTTTGCCATAATTGAAGCCGTCCGTCATTGCTGTTTGAAGCGTTTTGAAGTAGCGTTGCCGCAATTCTTGGCTAACTTTATAGCTCAGCTCCTCGCCCTGCTTTTCAAGCGTTTTGAGTGCTTCCGTAGCCTCGTCTTTGACTGCCTCGAATATCGATTCAGTCTCTGCGTCGAGCGTATCCTCGAGCGTGTCCATTTTCTTGTCGAGGGCGGACAGGTTTACGTTCTTCTCAGCGTCGTTCAGTTCGCGCCGCCATGTCGGTTCGGCGCTGCTCGATAAAAAACGGGAGGATTCCTCTGATCGTGACTTCTGCTCGAGCTTGGCTTCTGCTTGCGCCTTTTCAATCTCGCCTAGGTCAATGCCCATCTGCAGAGCCATGCGTTCCACGATCGCTTGCACCAGCTCGTCGGACAAAGCTTCTGGCCGCTGCGATAGGATTTGTGTGAATGCGTCGGACAACATGCCGACGGTGCTGTCGGCTAGCTTGGCAAACTTAAACCGTGGATAGCTCGGCTTGGCAAAGTTCAGCTCCGTCAGGTCTGGTATCAGATAAGCGTTGATGTGGTACTCGACGTTCTTCATAATCCCCTCAAGCACTAGGTTGAGTAGGTCGGTCTGGTCTTTGCTCAATGCCCAGCTTCCGCCCGAATTGTCACCGAGCATGATTGCTTGAGTCAGCACGCTTCTGGTCATCTCTCGGTTGTGGTGGTCGATAAGCGGCATGATATCCACTCGCTGGTTCGTCTTTGCGTCGACCATCTGATAGCCAAACGGCATCACCACAGCGCTGTTCATCTCGACCGTGTCCGATAGCCGCTCGGCCACGTCGCTCATCTGCTCAGAGGTTGCTCGCTCGGCGGCGACTGCAACGCGTGGCGGTATCGATCCGGATTGTGCCTGCAGGCGACCGAAGTAGTACAGCTTGTGCTTCTCTTCGCAGTGGTAAGCGGCCGCGGTGAACAAACTCTCGCCTTTGAGCCAGTTGCGTTCCTTGCTGTTCGTAAAGAGGAATGATTTCTCGACTGGTATGTGGACTGGCTCTTCGCCTGGGTTCACCCGCTGGTCAGCTCCGTCGAACCCGCCCTTGTCGTCAGTTCTGATCGTTATGGTGTTTGCGTCGTAGCCAGCAATCTTGCGGTAGACGATTTTGCCGTCTGCGTTTAACGTGTAGACCTTTTCAAAATATCGGTATCCCTCGCTCAAGGCTCGCAACATCTCAGCCAGCACCAAGTGAAATGGCGTTGACATGCCGCCGCGCTCTGGCGGCAACTCGAAAGAATTTCTTACTAGTTCGGCCTGCTCGCCTGTCGGGTCGAATTCTTCGTCTGCTTCAATCGCCCACTCGCTTGCCAAAATCGGCAGCGTCAGCAGGTTGTTGATTGCCAGGAATGTGCCGTCAATGCTGCGCAGCTTCTCAAAGTCGGCCGCCTTGAGCTTGCGGTTATCCACCGCGTACTTCTCGTACAGCTTCTGCATCTTGGTCACTGCCGAGCCGGTTTGCTGGTCGAGCTTCGGCGGTGTCCGCTTGTCTTTTTTGTCTTTGGCAAATGTTAGGCTGATATTCATTGAGCGCGCTTCCTACTTTGTTATAGCTTTATAAAATCATTGTACACCATAGCCGTTATTTTTGTCGCCTCCTCGCCACTGCGATTCGCTGGACTTCGGCCTGCTGGACAAAGTTGGCAAATGCGTACATCAGGCTATCGGCTCTGTCTGGTGAGCGGTGCAGGCGTTTCTTCAGCTGCTCTTTGGTCTCCACGGCGATTCCTTGCCGCGTAATGTCGTAGCGGATTGCCGATAGCTCGGCGGCCAGTTCGGTAAATTCTGGCGGTATGTAAATATTGCCGCTCTTGAATCGCTCGGCCAAGTTCCACCACAGCTGCGACCGCAGATTGACGAACGTCAGCCCGGTATCATCTTTGCGCGCCGATGAGTTGTTGAGTATGCCGACCACGCCGTCGATCTTGTCGTGGGTCAGTTTGTCGACTACGCCACCACCGAGGCCGTCCTCGTCAATGCCGATGAATTCTGGCGCTGGATAAATCATCTTGACGCGCCCTGCTGTTTGCTCGGTGTCCTCTTTCGAGTAGGCGTGCTGGTTAGTGACGATGCTGCCCTTTCGTCTGGTGATAACAGTCTTGTCGTCGCCAAAGCGCGCCACGTCCACGCCGACGCTCAGCGGCTCGTCTTTGCTCTGCGCGGCCTGCAGCTCAGCCAGCCTCTCCGGTGTCATTGCCGCTTCGATGAACTCTAGCGGTATGAGTGTGTTGACTTCGGCTGTCGGAAACTGGCCAAGCACACGGCTTTGAAACATCGGCGTGTCCACTCCCCAGCGCGTTATCTTGTCGGCTGCCCATTGCGGCGTGATCAGGTACGGTGCGACAATCTCCAGCGCCTCCTCGTCGAGGTTTTTCAAATCCTCGATGGTCTCGATTCCGTTGTTCGTAAAATTCGGCGTATCGAAGCAGCTGATTCGTATCTTGCAGCTTTTCGGGTCGATGTGATGGCTGTTATAAAACGTGCCGCTCAGCTTGGTGGGGTTTCCGATAAACAAAGCGTGCGCACCGAGCGACGTCATGATGGCTTCAACGGCGACGAACGTCTCCTCGGACACACCGGCCGCCTCGTCAACGATCACCAAAATGTTACCACTGGCCGGGTGGAATCCCTGGATCTTGTCGGTATCGTCGGAGCTAACGCCAATCGCGAACCATTCGTCTGAATATTCCAGCATGGTTTTCAGCAGGCGGCCGCTCCTCGCCATGGCCGATTTCTTATGGACGGCACGGATCTGTCGCCAGAGCAATTCCTCGACCTGTCGGAACGTCGGCGCGGTGGTCACCACGTAGCTGTTTTTGTAGGTGTTCAGGAACTGGTGTGCGGCTCGAGCGGCGAGGTGCGTCTTGCCAATACCGTGACAGCTGGCGACGGTTACGATACGGTTTTTGGCGATCGCTCGCAGCACCTCCTGCTGCTTATCCCACAAGTTGTCGCCGATGACGTTCTCTACGTAAAAGTTCGGGTCTCGGCGGCTGGCTTCCATGACGGCGGCGATGGCACGCGCTTCATCAAGATTCGCCGGCCTTTTCATCTGCTTCCTTGAGCAACTGCTCAGCTCGCTCGGCGGCTTCTACTAGGTTCAGGGTGTCGCGTTCCTGGTCATCGGTCGGCTCGCTGGTCTTATTGATGACTGTAGGCAGGCCAAGCGTTTTTCGTTCGCCGTCAATGGCGGCTTGGAGGGCGTAAATCGATTTAGTCACGTCACCTGTCTTTTTTTGGCTGTCGGCTCGCTTCAGAGCATTCATGGCTGCTATCTGTGCGTTTCGCCACATGCCCAGGTGAGCGGTGTTTCGCTCCGATATCATTTTGGCGTGTTCGTCCATGGTCTTCTCGAGCGCCCTGTCCATACAGACCTTACGTTTTTCTGTCCATTCATGTTTCGCCGCGTAAATTGAAACTGTCCTGTTACTTATCCCATATTTTTTGGCTATGCCAAGTATGGTCATCTTTGAGTTGGTCACGTATTCATGCTCGGCTTGAACCACGTCCCACTTATACGTAGGCACTGCTGTTTTCTTTCGCTTTGTTTTCGTCGTACTGCTTGTCTTAGTCATTGATAGTTCCTCCTAGCCTTTTCTGTCTTAATAATACCAAATTTGTTTAATCAATGCTCTACTACCTCTTACGTGTAGCTACGTGGCTTCTGGTGCAATTGTTTACGTTTACTACTTGTGAGTTTTCCACAGGCTACTCGTACTTTATGCGTATTTTATCCGTTTTTATTTGGAATAATGGTTGACTTTATCGCTCGTGTTTGCTATACTTAAAGTACAATCAATTAAACGAAAGGACTACCAACAATGACAACTTTGCAAAGCTACGACACACCACAGCTACTACACATTCTCAATTCCAGGAGCGGCGGCATGGAGCTGGTCGGCACTGAATTCAAAAACATCGACGAGCTGGTTGACGCTACCCATAAAGAGCTTGACCGCCGTTTTGCTGAGCGTGGCGAGTTCGTCCGCCTGTCAAACAAAACTAAAAGCATGTGCGGCCCGGCCTACATCTGCGGCAAGATTATCGACGGCATCACTATCAGCACCTACTACGAGCATGACGCGGCTAAAGCTAAAAGCTACCGCCGCGTAAAGTAGAGCCTGGCAAGATAGTAGCCGGCGGGGATTATCCGCCGGCTTTTGCTTTTGCTTGGCTACTTCCGATTTCGCAGTAGCACTGTCTCCCTCAGCGTTTTGGTTATTTCGTTGAGCAATTGCAGCCACAGTTCAGCGTCGCGCGCCTTGATTGCTCTTTGCAGCTCGAAGTACGGGTCGCTTGGATCAAGCGTCGAGTTTAGCCAATCCTCGAACATGTCGCCATTGAAGTATCCGTCTTTGGTTGACCACGGGAATACTGGCTTGGCGTTCTCCGGCTTCTCCGGCTCGGACTGCTTGGCTTTCTTGCGACGAGCCTTGGGTCTTGACTTGTCGTAGTCGCCGCGACCAGCTCTATGAAACACACATAGCTTGTCGTCAAGTCTCATGCAGAGCCTGCCGCATTTTTCGCATGATGGCCACATGGTTAGATCTCCCCTCTCTCGACCATCTCGATAGTCAACTCTAGCAACGCGTCCAGTGCGGTTTCTGCAACGCCGGCGACGTCGCCTATCGGATAGCCTGCGTCGTTGTCGTAAGACGCCACCCAACCATATCTGAACGATCCTTGCCGAGCGGAGAGCGTCAGCATGCCGTATTCGAACCCATCAAGAATGCGGTTCGGCAGCTTCTCCAACAAATAGTCGGCTGTGAATCTCGGCGCTTTATCAAAACACCTAGCAAAACTGACGCCTTTTACAATTTCTGGTAGTCCGCCCTCTCGACCAATAAACAACCTGTCCTCTGGTGTCCACCCAGGCTTCAGCGCATGCAGCTGTTTGCAAAGGTCGAATGTTTGTAGCGTGACCATTTTACTGTCCCTCCTCTCGGTAGGCTTTATCGAGCTTGTTGATCATCTCCGGTATCCGCTCTTTTTTAGTCAGCTCTCGGTTGTCACTCGCCGTCATCTCTTCTCTCAAAAAGTCAGGCATGTGTAGCTGCTGCTTGATGACGAATGCCGTGCTGAGGCTGTTCAATATTTGGCGGCGTTCTTTGCGAAATGCCAGCAGATAAATGTTTGCCGCATGCTCGGTCTCGATGAATGTCGCCTTGTTGCACTCAAATGCAAAGCCGGTTGGTTTATTGTTGTAGTACAATACATTGAGCGTTTTGTGGTCTTTGTCCATTCCAAAGTTCATAATGACGCGAGCGATGACGCTCACTTCATCTTTGGTCAGCCGGCCGAGTATGAGCTTGCGCTCGGTGATCTCGTCGTTCGTGCCGGCCAGCACCTGATCAAAGTCCAGGTGCTTCTTCTCGCAGATCTGGCGTAGGATTCTTCGGGCGTTTTCTTTTTCCCCGCCAACGCCCGAGCGGGCGAGCGCAACTATTCGCAGGCTGCGCTCGTCAAGCTTCGGCTCTTCATTCATCATCACTCTCGTCCTCGCAAGTGTCGTCTTTTCCTTTGTCAATTGCCCACCAACCGATACGTAACCCTGATATCGAGCCTTGGCGGAAGCCCAATGCGCCGTTATCGTTTTCATTGTCAATCTCTGGCAGTGGCGCTTCCGGGTCATCGATCACGCCTAAGCACAGCAGATATTCTCTGCGGTATTTTCGGCCGGCGCGAATCGCAGGGCCTGGTTCACCGTAGTAGGCGATTGCTCCTGGGTTCACTGGGCCAGCCAGCGCCGGCACAAGTCTGCGGCTTCTAAGGTTGTACACCAGATACCATTTCGGCTGGGCTAGTTGATCCCACTTCGGTCTGAAGCCGGTCTGGAGAGCGGCCCGCTGGATTCTGACTTTGGCGCGCCGAGCCATGCGGGCGCGGTACGCCTCCTTGCAGGTTTTGAAAATTAAACCTAAATTTCGAAGTTCGTTGTCGGATTCGTCGTCTAGCCAAACCTTTTTAGCCGGTGCTAGTCGGCCGTTTAAATACCAACAGTAATCGCCCTTGGCTGGCTTGAATGAGATGTCGCCTGGAATTGATTCTACTAGCTGAAACCAATAGCCGAAGTTCACGACTTCGCCTGTGTCGAAAAAGTATTCTCTTTCGTTATTCTCGCCGCTTTTATTAATCTTAAACATGCCGACACAGCCCTCCTCGACCTCGAATATGTCACCGGCTTTGGCGTTCGGCAGATCGTGCTTCAATCTGTATTGTGTCATTTCGCCTCCCTGATTTTGTGTTCTGAATTTAGTATCGATGCAAGCGATGGCGCGTACTCTGCGTCGAGCTTCTCCCACGCTGGCCGCGGCAAATTCCAACAGCCAAAATGGCCGAACATCGCCAGGCTCTCACAGCTTGGATTGCTGCGTCCGCCCAAGTCCAGATGCTTGATCATTCCTGCCGGCGATAGGTCGTAACCGTAGATAACGTCGATGTCTTCGCGCAGCAAGTCTCGCACCTCGAAGCTTCCGTCTTCGCGGTAAAGCATGGCGGTGACTTCCACCGGCCGTGGATAGCCGATTGTGTAGGCTAGGCGCGTCATGACGGCTACCGGCCTGAAATCAACGATAGCGGCGTCCTGCGTGATGTCGTTTCGGTAATACATCAGGCAGCGAATCGCCAAGTGCCGCGCCATATACGCGCCGCTCCGGTCGACTTTAGTGAAGTCTTTGCCGCTGAAAGCTCCGCCGCCGATCGGCACTCGCGGGCCGTAGTTATCGATGGCCAGCTTGCGGCCGGTCAGGCCGGTGTCGGCATCGAAGCCGCCAATGTTCCAATCGCCGGCCGGGTTAATCAGAACCGACAGAGTGTCTGCTGCAGCAACGTCATAATCAAGCAGTATTGTCGACAGCCACTTCTCGATGATGTTTTTGATCTCGTCTCGGCTCATGCCGCACCAGCTAGCCACAATCGTCTCAAGGTCGCCGTTGTGATCAAGCGTCACCTGCGTCTTGCCGTCTTGCAGTTGGCTGCGGCCAGCTCTCAGATGGCTGCTTAAGCTTCGCGCCAAGCAGACCTCGAGCGGCATTAATTCTTTAGTCTCGGCGGTTGCGTAGCCAACCATCACGCCTTGATCGCCTGCGCCGTTGTTATCGACGCCGTTTGCAATCTCGAGACTTTGCTCGACGATATTCACGATGATCTTGGTTTTTTCGTTCGCGATTGTTCTGCGAGCTATGTCTTCGTAGTTAACTTCGGCTTTCGTGGTCACCTCACCGGCAATCACCAACAGGTCGTGGCCACCTAGCGTCTCAACCGCCACTCGTGATTTTGGGTCTTGGCGCAGGCAAGCGTCGAGAATCGCGTCGCTTATCCGGTCGCATATCTTGTCCGGGTGGCCCGGCGCTACCCATTCTGCTGTCACTCTCATGTTAGCCTCGTACCTTTGCCAACAAGACAAATCCGTTACGTTTGACTTCCTTGACCCGATATCCGGCTGGCACTGCCGACTCGGCCTTGTGCTTCAATCCCTTTTTCGTCGAGAAGAAGTAAATCGTGTGCTTCTGCTTATTTCGCAGCGTGGTGACGTGGCTGTACAGATAGTACGTCACGCCTCGGCTGCTCTTGTATTCAAATGGTTTTGCTTCCATTTTTAGTCTCCATTCTGGTTATGTTACTTTACCTCTGGTGTCGCCGCTTCCCAATCGTCCTCGCGACCAATAAAGCGAGCGTAGCGCTTGCGCACCACATCGACATATCGCTCGTCAAGTTCCATTGTTCGGCAAATCCTACCAGTTTGCTCGCAAGCAATAAGAGTTGAACCCCCCCCAGCGAATAAATCGAGTACCGTCTCGCCGGCTCGGCTCGAGTTCAGAATCGCTTTGGCAGGCAGCTTCACCGGCTTGCTGGTCGGGCGTTCATACCCCATAACGTTCTCGCGGCCAATCTTCCAGACAGACGTGTCGTCCTCCTCTTCCTCGGTCAGCAGCGACTTCGCCCAATTCAGCAGCTCTGCGTCGCTTGGCTTAAATTCCCAATGCGTGTACTGCTTGCGGTCGCCATAAAACTGGACCGATTTGCCGTCGGGGACAGCGTAGAGAATCGGCTCGTGCTTCCAGCGGTAGTTGCCCCACCCCATACTCGCGACCGGCTTCACCCAGATAATCTGACAGCGTACGCCGTAGTCGTTTTCGTTCAGGGCATTTTCAAATTCGCGGTGCGTTCGGCTGGCGTAGCAAACGTACGCCGGCGCAGCTGGCTTTGAGGCGAACTTCATTGTAGAGAACACCGCTTCCAGAAACTCCTGGAATTTCGCATCGTCCATGTGGTCGTTTTTGATCGTGTTGCTGGTGTTCTTTCCCCGTCCGGCGTAGTTCACGTTGTACGGGGGATCGGTGAATACCATCACCGCTTTTTCACCGGCCATCAGCTTCTCGACGTCAGCCTCGCTGGTTGAGTCGCCGCACATGATTCGGTGCTGGCCCAGCTGATAGACCGCTCCGCGCTTTGACTGGTAGGTCTCCTCGATCTCGGGGACTTCGTCCTCGAACACTTCCGGATCTTCAGGTATGTCGCCGATAATCTCAGCGATAGTCTTGACCGACTGGTCTTCCGGGATCGTCAGCTCGCCGAGCGTTTCAATGTCGATGTCGAGTTCTTGCGCCAAGTCAGCCAGCTTATCTTCCTCGTAATAGCCATATGCCATATTGTCGCGCATCGCCCACTCGAACGCCAGCTTTGGGTCGTCTGTGTCGAGGATCGACACCCACACGTCCGTCACCGCCAGTTTCGCAAAGGCTCGTATTCGCATGTTTCCGCCGACAACGATTCCGCTGCGAGTTACCATGACCGGCTTGATTTGGCCGTCTGGCGTGATGGCTCGAGCTTTTTCTATGTCGCGGATCAGCTGATTGAGTTTCGCCGGCTTGATGTCTCGCGGGTTCTTGTCCCACGGGGTCAGGTCAGCGAACTTCGCATAGGTGCGGCCGTCTTTGAGCCGAGTTTTAATCATCAGCTTTGCTCGTGGTTACTTTTTTTGATCGGCGACGGCTGATCCGCCCCCCCTAGCGCCGGCGATTCGTGCCAGCTGCGGGTTGGCCGCAAAGCCTCCCGTGTTACCGTTCCTGCCGCCGATTCGTCCGATATCGCGATAGAAGTTCGGATTGTTTTGTAGGTTTTTAGCCGCAGCCTTTTTGCCGCCGGCTACAGTTCCAGCCATGTGGTAGCTCCTTTCGTTTAGTTTGTTGTGCTTATCATTATACCGCTTGCTACCCCATATTTCAAGCCCTCTACTTGGGATTCTTGAAAATAAACAGCTGGCTTGGGTTTTTATTTTTTTGTTGCCGTCTCTGTTTCGTGGTCGAGTTTTCCACAAGTTATCCACAGGTTTTCCACAGGCTTGATTTGACGCGGGGGGGGGTGGTGAGTTATCATGGTGGCATGTCGCCGAGCATTGTAGGCTCGCAAATCTCTAACGGGGGCGACGGTATAGAATTAACAAAGCAAAAACCCAGAGCGGCTACTCTGGGAGTGTTCTTGCTGTCTTTTTGGGACGGTATGAATTAACTCTTTTATTGTAGCACGCTTGGGGTAGAAAGGCAACACCTAAATGTACAAAACAGTACAGGACAGGACAGCACAGACGGCTTGCGCTACCTTGTCGAAACTGCACATAAAAAAAGGGCTTGACAATAAAAACAAACAAGCTAAAATTACTGTTTACAGTGAGGGGAAATCAAAAAAATCTAAATCTCGCAGGGGCATCACTAATTCTGACGCGAGGTCTTTCGTGATGTCATTAAACGAACGAGTGTTCTGTGATCGGCGATACTTGCCGTTTTACTGCAACGCCGTTTTGAAACTCGGCACGCAGAAACTTCTCTATTTGCAGGCGATGGCTCTTGATCCAACTGTCAAAAGCCCCGAGCGTATGTTCGCTTGGCTGCTCAAGCAGGAGCTGGAGGCCATCGAATGAGCCGCGCTGACGCTGATGCTCGCGCTCATGAGATGGAAAGCCGCGGCGTTGATATGTCGTGGTACTGGCGCGCTCGGGCCAAACGGCAAGATGAAGAGCCAGAGGAGCTGAATCCGGACGATGGCGCTTCCGGCGGCCGGTGCGGCTACATCACCATGTACTTCATCGAATATCATCAGGAATCGACCATCGATTGTTACGCTCACATTTTCACTGTCAAAACCGCTAACGGCGAAAAGCACCGGCTGGCCCAGCGCCGCCGCACAAAAAAGACGGGGGATTCTGTCTACTGGTGTTCAGCTTGCGGCCGTGTTTTCAAAACTTGGGAGGACATTCACGATCATCTCGAGTTTTCCACAACCCCATAAAAATGTCGAATAATCTTTGCTGAAAGTGTTGACTTTATCGCTCGTGTTTGCTATACTTAAAGTACAATCAATTAAACGAAAGGACTACCAAAATGCTTTCATCATATCAACTCCTGAACCTAAGCTCAAAAGAGCTATACGAAAAATTGACCACTCTCGTCAACGAGGAACTTCTGGAGGCCATTGAAAGTGGCGACGAGGAAGTATGGGAAGAGGACGTGGCTGAAAAAATCCAGGACATCAGAACAGTAACCGACGCTCTTGAGCGCCGCCTGCTGGGAGAGGAGCTTTAGTGACGAATAATATTGTTGTGGCGGACGCGTTTAACGGCGTAGTCCGCCCCCTTGCCGAGGGCGACCGCTTCGTGGTCACCTTGCCAGTGCAGCGGCCGCAGCCCATGAGGTTCATAGGGCTTGGCCGTTCGGCCGGTAATTACGCCGGGGTTTATCGGCTGCCAGAGGACTTTCACCCGACCGACTGCATGGAAATCCACAACTACACTGGCCCTGGTAAAGTTCGCCTGATCGGTTATTTAAGAATTGAGGACAAAAATGACAAAGATTAATGTTGTAAATTTAGATCTGCCGACTCCCGCTCCAGTGGCGGTCAATCCGCCGCATGAATGCTTATGCGAGTTTTTGCTGATGTCGCCGGCTCGTGCGGTGAATTATGAGGTCGACTGCCCATTTTACATCTGCGAGTGCTGCGGTGGTTTAATCGACGAAGATGCCATGACGGCGTATAACGAATATTATGGCTACTCTGGCTTTGACGAGTGCTACGAGGAGGATTATGCCGCTGTTTAGAAAAACTGAAAATGTTGGCCGCGTCCTAGCCGTTCGGGGCTGGCAGGGCTTGAAAGACAAAAGCGACGAGGAGCTGTTGATGATAGCTAAGTCTCGACTGGCTCATGCTTGCCGGCGCGACCGGCTGGTCTGGAGGATCGCTTCGCTAATATCTCCACGAAAAGCCACCGCTCGTCGCCAATCGAGCATATACTATGCCGACGCCTATGCTCTGTTCGCGGTCAATGAGCTTATCAATCGGCAGCGTGATGACAGCTCCGACCTCTGATTTTTGGGGAGTTTTCCACAACCCCATAAAAATGTCGAATAATCTTTGCTGAAAGTGTTGACTTTATCGCTCGTGTTTGCTATACTTAAAGTACAATCAATTAAACGAAAGGACTACCAAAA